AAGGCCCGAGCTCTTTTTGGGAGACTCATCATCTCCTTCCACCACGTCCCCTGTGTAAAACACCGGAAACAAACGGTCGATTTCGCGTCGCGAAAGTTCAAAATCAGTAAGACCAAGTCCAGGGATAATCCTTTCTCTGACCAGTGATAGCTGCTTCTGTATTTTTCTATTAATATAGACAGAGGGGTCCTTCTCTTTATGATCCTTGTTGAAGTAATTTGACAAGGGTCGTGTGAGGAAGATCTCTGCACAGATATCACGGTAGAGTCGGGAAAAGCCAGACTCGTTTTGCTGAGGCTCAGCACCGTCTACAGAGGTTAGGGAGTACAGGGTCTCTAAGTCAGGGATCCTGTCCATAACCTCCTGATGCATCCGATAGGGTACATCAGGAACGTAGGCGGGAGCGCGTATACCATTCATTAGGTATGTCCTAGCAATACGTCTATCTTTCTCGTCTGGCTGACCAGGGAGGCCTAAGCCCCCGAGCCAGCGCGGGATAAAGTAAGAGCGTATACCTGCAAGGTCAAGTACCTTCTTCTGGTTACGTATGAACATCGTAAGAGCACGATCGGCCCACTCGGGAGGAACCCCATCCAGTAGTTGGGTGGCAGCCTCTCCAACAGTCTCCGTATTCAGGTCGCCTGTTCCGGTCTTTCCTTTTCCCATAAGGAGACCACATTTGACCTTCTTAACTTGATCAATAGAACCCCACTCATAATCAGGGACAAAAAGAGCTGAGTTCATCATAAGGAATCTTGATGAAAAGAAGCTCTTTCCAGGACTCTCTCTCCAGCCGACCAGGGAAACGATCTGCCTCCAGGCAGATCGCATCCTCCAGTCAAGCGGACATATAAAGTCGTCCCCGTTTATTAAGAGGCGGGCGGCACGGAGGCTAAGGCGGCGTCTTTCGGACACTTCCATAGCCCAGCGTGCACATGCACCGTTTACAATGCAGAGAATGGGAAAGCTTAGAATAGACCCCATTAGTTGGGCCATCAGCTGAAGGCTGAAGGTCTCTCCCGTGGGATCGTCTGGATCCTGTACCATATGGTGGCTGAGAGTTTTATAAAGATACTCCCAGTGTTCCTGTGGTACGTCCAGCTGTTCAAGGACCATGGTAAGGGTGGATTCGCAAATCTTCCCCTCCATCTCATTCGTCGCATCGACAAAATCGCCACTCAACCACTTCTCGTTGGCCCGTAGGAAACCGATTCTCTCTCTTATTATCTTTTGAGAGATAGGTTTCCCTATGAGCTGGAAGCAGGGGTGGCGACGTAGACGGTCGTGCATATATTTCTGGAGCCAGTGAGCCAAAAAGTTATACTGTGCTGTCCCTTTGGTGATCACTCTCATTTTGAGTGACTCATAGAGAGGCAGTATAGAGACTCGGTTCTCCTCCGGAATATGCTCGCGCATCCAAGTTAAGAATATACGATAACGTTGAAGAAGGGGTTCACTATCAACAGTGATAGCCTCTCCGACAAGTGTTTCCGGTAACTCGCGAATCCTTCGGGCCACCTCTTCTGCTAGAAGTAGGGGGTCCCCAATCTCGCGCATTTCTTCAAAAGAAAGATCAGAGAGAATAGGGCCAGAGAACTGTGCCTCCTTTTGGGCCAGGATAACTAGCTCGACTTGTTTCCTAAAGTCGTCGGCCAGGATCCTTGCTCCAACCATATCCTCCTGTAGTGCTGCCATAGCACCACCCTGTTTCACCTTATGGGTAAAGCAGGAGCGAGTAGAAGGAACAAAGATTCTCTCAATGTCCTCCTTACTGATCTTTGATGGAAAGACCTCGATTATCGTTCTCTTTATCTGATGAAGTAAGTTCTCCTCCGTGGCCCATAAGTACTGATTCACACGGGAGTTAGGTTCCTCCTGGAATCTAATCCATTGGTCATAATAACCAATGAATTCGTTCTTGTGGACTTTCGGGAGTCGAGTAGTCAGCTTTTTGTAGGTCTCTGTGGCAGCTTTCTTAGCCTTCCACATAGACAACTTCGGCATCAAGCTCTTCGAGCTTGATACTGTAGTTAACCAACTTAGCCAGAGGAGGGGTTTTCGCTGTCGCATCGACTGGACCCACCTGGAAAAGGAGCCCCCCATAATGAAACGTGGGAGATCCTTTTCTAGGTGGAATCCGGTCGGTTGCACAGCCTGATCCTCTTCTTCGGCTAGGTTGGCAGCAAAATACGCTGTCAACTTATATTTCATCAGATCAGCCCAGCTGTCCATATGAAGGCAGTCGGGGAGGAGGGAAGAGTAATACTCAACCCTCTTCTGAAGATCGAAACGGTGATATTTTCCATCACTTTGAAGATTTGCGAGACGGAAACCAGCTACGACGGCGACGTCGAGGATCTCCGTAAGGCATTCGCAAATTCTATTTTCGTTCCACTCTTTAAGCGCCTCACCAAGGAAGCCTGATGAATCACACATACCATCCCTGTTCCAAACGAGGACGGTACCAAGTGTAAAAAGTCTTTTACCCTTAAAAGACTTCAGGCCTAAGCTAGTACCTTCACTCTTCGAAGCACAGGTGACCTTTCTTATGACATTGTTAACAACTGTCACGAGGAGGGTCTCCTGGAGCTTAGCACAGATATTGAGGAACTCGACATCCGCCTGGGATGCCTTGTACTTCTCTGGCCACTCCGAAGAGACAAAAGCTAACATATTCCCCAATGAGCGGGAAGGACAACAAGTGATGATTTCCTTGTT